TTAGCAAACAGCATACGCGCCATCAAATCCAACAGAATGCACCTTCTTTGATGCAACCTCATTACTACGACGTTGGATTACCTTTGCAATGCTTTTTAGAATTGAGGGGGATGCGTTTCTAACCTTTACCTGCTTCAGGACTTTGGTAGCACCAAATTTTACAACCAGCACACCAAAGATTTCATCAGAGTAAGATTCGGAAATTGAATAAACGCCGCTCAAATCCAGATCTACTGAGTTCCCCTCTTTGATAAAAACTTCAATCTTGTGTCGCTGGGGGATAGCCTGATTGCGCGAAGCCAGGTCACCCTCGGGTAACTTGTATGCGATTTTGTTCATTACTCTCCTCCTAACGCCCGCATGATTTCCATAAGCTGAGGGTCATTTTCTTCGTTATCGTTATCTACTGCCAGTTGATGAATCTTAAAGCGGCATGAAATCGCAACACCCGGCCAATCATTACGTAACTCAGTGTAGCTCACTTCATCACCAATTGCCTCTAAGCATACATTTCCTGTAGCCAGTTGCAATTCCCCGTTGTATGTTTTTACCAATTTCATCAAGTGGTACAACCCAAGCCCTTGATGGTTATTCTCTTTTTCTTTTACAGCAACCCCATTACCAAACATACTTCCACCCATAAAATCCTGAGGAAGCTGTTGCGCCCAATCATCCTGTAGATCGGCATGTTTTGAAGAATGCCCTTCCTGGATACACCATGCGATAGCATCACGATGAGATTCAATACCCTGAATGCCTGCTCGCCGTAGCTCCCTCAGAAAGCCCAACCCGCAATCGGCTAAAGAAAACTCTAAGTAATGCTCTTGTCTATTCGTATGAGGGACTGCCGATCGTTGTGCAAAGGAGAAGCCTGTGGATTTACCATGTGACCAGACGTTATCATGAAGCTCGCCTATCACATGAGTCAGGTCCGTAAGCCCCTTTGGGTAGTCTCGCGGATCACGCTCAGGGAAAGTTAACTGCCGTACGCAACTGTTAATGCTACTGGTTGCGGTATCAACAGCCTCAACATTCGTTAGAGCTGTAACTAAACTGTAATTTTTTCCAACATTAACACGCTCTTGCTGATACTGGTCCTGTCCCCATAACGCTCCCTGCAAATTTATGGCTCTCATGTAGTCAGGGCTGGATAAGGTACAGTTTTCCTCAGCAATCCGATGATGGTTTACGTAAGCGGCTAATACGGTAATAAATCCGGGGTGCCAGTGGTTGTTTGGCAAAAGTAACTTGTTCTCATCTTTCTGATGAAATGCAGCCGTGTGAACAATAGCGTCTTTTAATCCTAAACCCATTAGCCGAGCCTTTTTTGTCGATTTTTGCTCATCATATAACTTAGGTGTTTTCAGAGCAAAGCCAACTCTGAAACTAAGGTTAAAATCGCTCACATCCGACCATATCACCCAAAACCGCGCGCTCGTATCCCCGCCACGCCTGCCCGCTTTATGTAGCGGTTTTCATGCGCCTGCATGACATAATCAAAAACCCACCATTCCTAGCGGGTCTCAGCTAAAACGATCCTCAAATGATCATGCGGATTCATGCGGCACAGACATGCACCATTGCCAAGCCTTAAAGAAACCTAACTAACAGGGTATCTCAGCTCACTTTACATCTAGGGTTGACGACTATTTTTTGATTTTTTGTGAAGCTAGTAGATGGTTCTGACTCCTCCAGTCATCGTTTTTTTTAAGAGATTTTGTTATGATTTTCTTCAAACTCTTCATTTTCTTATTAGGTTAATAGCTATGAACTTTTCAGAAGCACTTGCGGAAATTCAAAAAGAAAGACGTACGGTTGGATTCGATACGTATGACATAACAATTAAACAACTTATTGATATGGTCGGTGAAAAAAACATCAATGTTTCCCCAGACTATCAACGCCGCTTTGTCTGGGATGCAACAAGGCAATCACAATTAATTGAATCAATCTTCCTTGGGATCCCCATCCCTAATATTTTCATGGCAACAAATCCAGATGCATCTTGGGAAGTGATCGATGGATTGCAACGTATAACAACTATCCTCCGCTTTGCCTCGCATAACCTTGCGGTCATTGATGACAAAATGTTAGGACCACTAAAATTAAAAGGATTAGAAAAGGTTTCCTCTTTAAATGGCGTCTTATTTGAAGAAATGCCAAACAACCTTAAACTTAATTTTTTAACCAGACCCCTCAGAGTTACCGTCCTAAATGATCAAAGCGATTTTCAAGTTCGCTTCGATTTATTTGAAAGACTGAACACAGGAGGCATCATACTTCATGATCAAGAGATTAGGAATTGTGTATTCCGAGGGCGATTTGCCGAGTTCATCAAAGAATGCGTTAAAAACCCTGACTTCGACAATGTAATTAAAAGAAGTGATAAAAACGGGCGTGGAAATGTGGAAGAGTTAGCTCTTAAATTTTTTGCTTATTATGAATGCAGGACACTATTCAAACATTCAGTTAAAGGTTTCCTGAATGACTACATGGAGAAAAAAACAAAATCTTTTAATAACGAAAGAGAATTAAGTGATATATTCACGCGAACTTTCTCAGAAATAAACAGAGTATTACCTAATGGTATAGTGCGTGCAAATCGTCTGAACTCAACACCCTTAGTATTATTTGAGGCAATTTCCGTTGGCGTAGCTGACATCCTAAAGGCAGGAAATCAAATCAATGCTAGAAAACTCAATGAATTATTAGAAGATGAAGCACTGAAGGAATTAACTACTGGCGCTACAAATAGTCTTCCAAAACTAACTGGAAGAATAGATTTTGTTTCACAGCAGGCAATATGATGAGCTTTGACAACGCACAAATTGAAATAAGAGATAGGTTTTCAGAGGCGAACTCTCTTTTGGCCTTTCTTCGTTCAAACGGTCCAGCTCCCCTACAACCAGCGAGTGAAAATATAAAATCCCTTAAAGGGCTTTGGTTAGTCTCCATATACGCCGCAGTAGAAAGATCGGTCAATGCAGTAATGGAAGCTGCTCTAGAAGTTATTTCCAATCACAATAATAAAAGTATTGATTGCATTCCTTCGCTTCATAGCATCTTTCACTTCAAAGGAATAACATCGATAAGGGATTGCGGAAGAAATAAGGTTTTCGACAAATCGATTTCATTATTCGAAGCGACTCATAGTGATGAAGTTATGAAGGTGAAAGACAACCCCTTATCAGAGAGTTTACAAAACGTTGACGCGACAACGATCTCTTGGATACTTGGTCTTTTTGGCGCGCCAAACATAGCAGTTTCAGCGCCATCTATTGGGCGAGTTAATGCTCTTCGTGAAAGGCGAAATGCCGTTGCACATGGGCGTGAAAGCGCCTCAGAAGTTGGAGAAAGATATACAATTCAGGAATTAGAAAATATTTACAATGCCGCAGATGAAATTATAACTGCTTTTTTTCTAAGCCTAAGTGACTATTGCACTAAACAGCACTACCTTAAAAACCACTCGTAATCATATAGGAGAAAGTTTTGTCGAATGATTGGCTATTTTCATCCTCCCAGAATCAATGAGTAGACAGGTAAGACAATTAGATAATGGAACATGCTTATCAAGTTTAAGCCAGAACAATCATCAAAGGTGCGGCCCAACCAAAAATCTCCGCCGCACTCTTTTTGTCGTTGAACAAAGACACAGCCGCCAGAGGTAAACCGTTGCAGCACCTGACCCCGATAAATAATCTGGTGATTACTATCTTTTTTACCCATGGCTAACGCCTCGCTACTCTCGTTGTTCAACCTTGCTGACGTCAGAATCAAGTTCTTACGCCAGCAACGTTCCTTAATGTAACCAGCTGTCGTCTTCCCAAACCTGCCGCATAATTTCCATCACTCGCTTTTTGTCTTCATCAAGCTTTAAGCCGCTCAGCTCAACGCCGTTTGCCGATCCTTTGCGGATGCGGATCGCTGTCTTTGAATAGATGGGCTGTAGGTTGCGGTAAAGCTCGGACTCCAGTGCGTCCAGGGTTGCCTAGCTAATCTTCTGCTCTTTATCGATCATTATTTCAATACGCATAAAGCCCCCTTTAGTTGATAACATCCATTGACCGGCTGTATTCATGGCTACGGATTTTCGCCATTAACTCATCAGTCAGCTCTGAAACCCACTGGATAGCAAGTCGCTTCTCTTCATCGCTGCACTCACTAGCCGCTACAAGCTTGATAAAAAAATCAATACGCTGGAGTTTTAACGATTCCAAAAGATAGTCCTGCATTTCCCCTCCTATCCTCGCTACGGGATATCCGTTGCCATATCCCCTCAAAGGGATATTGCCATACTGTATATGAATTAACTGGATATACATACAGTATAGTATGATTTTCTCGATGTAAAATAGTTTTTATCATTCAATCAGATGTGTCCGGTGTAGGAGGATAAAGCAGAAAATGCGCCCCCTTCATCGGTACCACTGGCGCCATTTATCATCTTCCTGCAGCCTTTGGTTCCGGTAAAAGACACGCAGACCGGCACCGGATGGAATACTGCCACCGCGCAGAAGCAGATCGATCTCCGCCTCCGAACCATCAAAGCCTCTCGATTTAAGTTCATACTCCAGCTGCAGGCGCTGCTGATTATCCACATCCTGCCTGTACCCTTTCCGGCGCTTAGGCTTAACCATGCGAATCCGTGTGTTTAGCTCCCTCCGCTCCTTTTTACTCATGCTGTGGAGATACTCCTGCAGCTCCCGATCATGCATACCCGCAATATCCGGTAAATCCTGTCCGCTTACGTCCCCGTTTTCGTTCATTTTTTCCACAGGGGGACAGTTATTGCCACGAGTCCAAGGGGCGCAAGCGCCCTGGTCGGCTAGCGCCTCCTGAACGTCAACGGCCTTACGAACCATTTTCCACTTCATCGCATGCGTGCAAATCCGGCCCTCAATAATCGGGGACCAGATGCCATAAATACGGGTGCCGTGATCGCCATAGGCTGATGGCTCGTCATTGAGTTCATAAGCCGTGCGGACCAGGTGATGTTTACGCGGAACCAGTACGCCGCCCTGCTTCATGATGTAGGTGGCAAAACACCCGGCATCGGCTGCCGCCAGCACGGCATCCAGACGCGGGTTATCCAGTACCGGCGCACCGGCTTTTTTATCGGCCTGCTGTCGCGCGGCCTGGCCTGCCAGCAAACGCAGCTCGCGGTATGCCTGACGCCCCGGAATACCGAAAAAGCGGAATTGCTGGACGCGATGCAGCGAAGCCCAGGCATTGACATGTTCGGCATTGTCCCGCAGTGATCTGCCGGTTTCTTTGCTGATTTCGTTAGCCAGGCCACGCCCGTCGATGTTCTTACTGATGTACTTGGCGATGTAGCTGGTAGGCGTACCCTTGCGCGGGTTGATCAGCTCAGACTTAAATCGCGGGCCGGTATTGTTGCCCAGCTCCTCGCGGTCCTCACGGATGGCAAATTTACGCAGCAGCGCGGTGATGGATTTGCGGTCTTTTTTGCGCATGAAGCAAAGCAGGTGCCAGTGCACGGTGCCGTCATGGTGTGGCTCAGCAACGCGGACGCCATACCAGCGCAGCCCGGCTTTGTGCATCGCCTTACGGAAGCCGGCGAACATATTCACCAGATAATCGCTGCTCTGCCGGACCGTGGCACTGGTCCATTTCGGGTTTGGCCTGCCGTTATTGAGCGTTGCGTGAAAGCGTGACGGGCAGGTGATGGTATAGAACACGGCGCATTCACCACGCATTTCTGCGATCAGCTCCAGCCCTTTAACGCAGGCCATCATTTCGTTACGCCGGTGCGCCGGATTGCTGCTGCTGGCGTTTACCACGTCTTCCATATCCAGCGTATCGCCCTGCTCATTGGTCAGCTCATGCGAGCGGAAGAACTCCAGCGATTTGCGGCGCTGTTCACGTTTATGGATCACGGCCTCATAGCTGACATACGGGGACGCCTTTTTGTTAACCAGGCAGACGGCGCGCAGCTGTTCTTCCCGCCATTCACACCGCATCTGCCACAGCTTGCGATACCACCAGTCAGCACAGAGCATACGGGCAAGCGAACCCGGAATAAGTTCGTATGGGACCGGGTTACGGCGGTGCTTTTTACGGCGCAGCTGCTCGAAAGCTGGCGGGATAATATCAAGGCGCATGGCCTCAGCGGCCACCCTTTCCCATGACCGGCGGATCTCTTCCGGCGTAACGTCTTCATCCGTAAACAGCTCACCGCAGGCAGCATCCAGGCACATGCTCATGTGTGCCGCCACCAAGGTAGATAACCGCTTAACCTGATCCTGGTTCATTTCCGGCAAAACCAGCAGGCCATCCAGCCCGTCGTGGCTCGCCATAAACCGGAATGACGCAGAAACCTGGCTGGCACGCACGCGCTCCAGGCGTTCAAGGCACGGCCTGATGGTTTCACGTAGATAGCGGGAATATGCCTTCGGCTTTCCCAGGCCCTCGAAATATTTAATGCGCTCAAGCAGTGGCTTGCTGATATGTGATGGTTCAGCGCTTACGTCTGCCAGAATCACCAGATCGGGATTACACCGCTGCTGCTCGCGGGCCATTTTGGCGCGACTGATCAGCCGGTCCTGCTCCATTTCACGCTGAACAGGATCACGGGCTTCATTGTAGAAATAGCGCTCCCAGACCTCATCGCTCATCGCCTCACGGCGCCGCTGCTCCTGCTCGTTCTCGCTGGCGTAGAGAGCAATCAGGTTTGAAAGCGCAGATACCGGCGCAACTTCCGCCGGGTCCACATACGGGTTAACCGCTTTTTTCGGGGCATTCCAGACAAAAGCAGCGGCGGCATCATTTACACCGCCGTAGTTTTTAACGTCGTGATGGCTCACACAAATACTCTCTTTGGAAAGTTTCGTAAGACGCACTCACGTCTGGATACACTGCCAGATCAAACCCGTACCCGATCAGAGGTTGTGAAACAGCGATAATTTCAGTTGCAGACTTACCATCACCACCGGCAACGCCCATACTGCGTTTTGCGTTAATACGGTGGCGGGTAAAATTCTGGTAAATCGCGCTCGTCAGCTCGGTTTCACTGTTCGACACAACAACCTGATGGCCTGCTGATGCCAGTACATCAAGAGTCGTCGCCAGGCGACGCTGTTCAAGCTCATTGAAACCATCAGTGTGATAATCGGTAAATGTTCCGTCATAAGGTGGGTCGCAATAAATCACATCACCTACTTTGACCATCGCTAAAGTTTCCTCATAGCTGGCACAAATGAAGGTGGCGCATTTTGCTTTCTCTGCAAATGCTCTGATTTCGTCTTCCGGGAAATATGGTTTTTTATAATTCCCGTATGGAACGTTAAATTCACCTTTCCTGTTATAACGGCACAGGCCACGATAGCCGTGGCGATTGAGATATAGGAAATATACTGCTTTCATGAAATCAGTAATTTCAGAGGAATGATTAAATTCATGCCTAATGTTGTAATAAGCTACCTCTCTATTCGCAATCGCAAAAATATTTTTTGCGCGTGATACGAAAGCTTCACAATCAAGGGCAATTTTTTTATAAAGATTGATAAGATCTGGATTAATATCCGCGACAAGATAATGAGGATACTCTGTCGCCATCATCACAGCGCAGGAACCCGCGAAAGGTTCTACCAGTCGCGGGCCTGCAGGCAGGTGCTTTTTCAGCTCATGCATGACGGCGGTTTTATTGCCCGCCCATTTCAGGATGGTGCTCATACAGCATCCCCATTGTAATGTTTGCCTTTCAGCTCTGCGATTTCCTGACAGGTGATGCAGCACTGCACGCCAGGAATAGCGCGGCGGCGGGCTGGCGGTATTGGTGCGTCGCAGTCAATGCACAAGACACGGGAAACGCCCGGCGCTTTACTGCGGGCGGTGTGGATATGCCGCTGGCGTTCTTCTTCAACGCGCTGCTGTACGAGATCCATAGAATCAGCCATCAGTGGATCTCCTGCGCTTCGTTCTGGATGTTTTCCGCAGCAACGCGCAGCAGCTCCGCCGCCTCAACGTGATTAAGCTGGCGCGATGTGATGTGACACGCCAGGCTATCAAGGCGGGCAACCATCGCCGCAGCACGTGCACGGCGTTCTTCCATGCGGGCCTCTGTCAGTATCTGGTTAAGACCGGCATAATCCGGGCTGATTTTGTTGGAACGGGTTTCGATATTTCGCATTGTTGTTTCTCCTGAATTTGGGCAAAAAAATGCCCGGCGGGAATACGCCATTAATTTCTGTTGTCGTTTAATTCGGCATGGCTAGCCGTTTTGGAAATAAACTCACGACTGCGCGAAGATGGTTCATCACACCAATAAGTGCGGTTACCTCGTCACTCGTCAGCTCACTAAACTCAACGCAGTGACGCTCCTTACTAATATTTGCAAGAAAAAATAATGCAGCAAGCACACGATTATTCAGCTCGTACTTTTCATCACGCTTATCACGCATTTCGTTAATAAAGCGATTAAGTTCTTTTTCACAGTCGCCATATAGAGCGGTGCGTAGCACAGATATATGATTTAACGCACTGGCACGCTGCCCGGCGCTCATATTGATAGTGATATCTTCAGCTTTGAAAGCCATGACATTCTTTTCCTGTTACCGGTTAAACCTTCCAGCAGCGCATCCTGAGAGCGGCACGGATGCCAGCGCTTGCCATCCTTCCCCATGATCCAGCCATGCCCGAAATGAGGTGATGGGCTTTGCTTAACGAGCAGCGATGCGAGAGATGGTTGTTTAGTCAACATAGCCACCTCAGATCAAACCAAACGAGGCACCCAGGCCAGTGACTGTATCAATGGTGCTGGCCATCGCCGGGCTTGCCTGCAGGCGCGCCTGCAACGTCACTGCGGTTAATGCCATCAGTCGAGTAACTGAATTAATGCTATCAACAATCTGACGGCGCCCTGCCGTTGTATGCGCTTCGCCGGAAACAGCGCCGGCAGCCACGCGGCCGATTTCTGCCGTAGCTTTTAGAACATATTCCGGCATCTTGTCGCGCGCGACTTCGTTTAACGGCACGCACGGGAGGCAGTGGATCTGAGCCAGGAAACCATCAACCAACGCTGAATCCTCGGTCAGATCAGTAAGCAGCCAGATCTCCGGCGCGGTAAGTTGGTGCGGCTGGTCCGGGTTAAGCTTATTGCGCAGAGTCTGAACATTCATCCCGGCACGCCCTGCCAGTTTCGCCATGTTATGACGCAGTGCGAAAGCCCGGCAGGCTTCATCAAAATGCGGATGTTTGGAAATCTTATAATCAAACATGTGAGCCCCTTAAAAAGTTCTCATAATCGAACTTACTGACCAACAATGACGCGGAAGTTGGAATGACCAAGAGACTCACGGACCTGATCGGTTTTGTACATTCAGTAACGCAGGCTTACGCGACCTTTATTTTTCTCTTTTTTAACCATGTACTTAGCAAGCTGACCATGATGAATTTTTTGGTATACAGAGCCACGGGAAATACCTTCCCACTCCGCGAACTCTGCAGGCGTAGCCATCTCTTTTGGTACTCGAATTGAAATATCTGTGCTCATAGTGCAGTATCTCTTAGTTTTAGTGCGTTTTATGATGTTCAACCCCAACTTCCAAACTCTCACTTTAGAAGTTGGACATAACTTACGATCCCGATATTGGATTGTCAAATGGAGAGTTCAACTTGAAGATTAACAGCGGTACAAATACGGGAGGAAGGGAAGCTATCAAAAGGCTAATGACTGCCTACGGTTTCAATACTCAGATTGCTTTAGTTGAGCATCTTCAAGCTTCTAAAAGTACTATGGCAAACAGGATGTTACGTGACAGCTTTCCTGCTGACTGGGTTATCCAATGCGCTCTTGAAACAGGCATTTCTTTGCTCTGGTTAACAACAGGGCAAGGCGAAATGTACCCTCAGGCAGACGAAAAAAATAAGTCCAAAAACGAGAGTCAGCCCACAGTACGCCCCCTTTCTAAGATTGTCGTCCCGCCAGTGAAACAGGTAACGATAGAGGGTGGTACTTTTAATGAACTGGAGGATATTTATCTTGATCAGGGGCTGATTTCAGGTAAAGCAGAAGACTGTTTGTACGTAAAAACGACTGAAGGGGATTACGTTATTGATACCTCTACAAAACAGCTCAGTAACGGAATCTGGCTTATCGATATTGATGGAATGAAAAGTATCGTGAAGATTGCCCGCATCCCAGGGAATAAAATTATTGTCCATCAAGATGACACCTCTTTTGAATGCTCTGTCGACGACGTTGAGGTAATTGGCCGTGCAGTAAAAGTCATTAAGAGCATTTAATTATGACGATCAGAAAGCAGCCGAACGGAAAGTGGTTATGCGAGTGTTATCCGAACGGACGTGACGGGAAGCGCGTGCGCAAGCAATTTGCGACAAAGGGCGAGGCTGTAGCATTCGAAAATTTCACCATGGATGAAGTGAACAAAAAACCGTGGCTGGGTGAAAAGGAAGATCGGCGGCGTTTGTCAGAATTGATTGAGCAGTGGCACTCCCTTTACGGCCAGACGCTGGCAGACCCTAAGCGCCTAATGGCGAAATTGAATATTATCTGCAATGGCTTGGGCGATCCTGTCGCCTCTGAGTTAACCGCCGGTGACTTTACAAAATATCGCGAAGCACGATTAAAAGGTGAAGTACGTAACGAAGACGGCGCGCTGATGTCGCCAGTAAAGCCCCGAACGGTTAACCTGGAACAGCGTAACTTATCATCCGTTTTTGGCACCCTGAAAAAGCTGGGCCACTGGTCAGCGCCTAACCCGCTCGCCGGGCTACCAACATTTAAAATCGCAGAGGGGGAACTGGCGTTCCTGGCCCAAGACGAAATCAAACGCCTGCTTGGTGCCTGCGCTGAGTCTCAAAGTCCCAGCCTGTTGATGATCGCAAAAGTATGCCTCGCCACCGGCGCGCGGTGGAGTGAAGCCGAAAACCTGCAGGGCCATCAGTTATCTAAATACCGGATAACCTATACCAAAACCAAAGGCAAGAAAAACCGAACCGTACCGATATCTCAGGATCTTTATGACGAACTCCCCAAAACCAGAGGAAAACTATTCACGCCATGCAGAAAAGCTTTTGAGCGTGCGGTGAAACGAGCCGGTATTGATTTGCCAGAAGGCCAATGTACTCACGTGCTGCGCCATACCTTCGCCAGCCACTTTATGATGAACGGCGGAAACATACTAGTTTTGCGAGATATTCTGGGCCATGCCGATATAAAAATGACGATGATTTATGCCCACTTTGCTCCTGACCACCTGGAAGATGCAGTCACAAAAAACCCATTAGCTAATTTAAATTACACTCGGAGTTGTTAGAATGGATCTTAACATGACGGAAATACTGAAATACTTATACCCCTTGCTTCCAGTGATCGTATCAATCATTGGCTTGAAAGCGGGTTGGATATATAAAAGGGACAAAGTCTTTAACTCCAGAAAAGCGATTAGCGAATTTTCGTACAGCCTCTATAAAAACACAAATGACGAAAATTTTAAGCGAATTGCTGAAGAATACGGCATTTCAGCATTAACTAAAGACTCAAATCTGACTCCAGAACAAAGGAGAATACTTTTACGGTCTAAAGATCCAGTAAGAGATATTGATAATTACAGCAAGTGCCAAAAACTTCTGTATGTCAGTGATAATTCGACAATATTTCAATGGACAAAAAAAAGATATCGCTTTTGGATTTGGCGAAAGGCTGTAGAAATAACTAGTTGCATCATCTATTTTATGAGTGGCTTTGTAGTAGCAATGCCTTTCATGTATAGCACTATGCTCAGTAGTGACATGGTTGAAAAAATAAACACATCATCAGCTATGATTAAATTTGGTTTGGCTTCTTACTGTGTACTGATTGGAATCAGTATAGGGATGCTGTTCCTGCATAAACTTTCGACAATAAATGTTGCAGAAAAGACCATCAAATCTAACCGATAATTGTTATAAACTTGGCGGCAAAGTGGCGATAGAGCATTAAAAATGCATAAAACAGGCAAACACCGAAAAACACTAATACACTGATTTTAAACATAACTTACTGTTTTCATTATAGTAAAAATGGTATGTAGGAATTTCGGACGCGGGTTCAACTCCCGCCAGCTCCACCAAAATTCTCCATCGGTGATTACCAGAGTCATCCGATGAAGTCCTAAGAGCCCGCACGGCGCAAGCCCTGCGGGCTTTTTTGTATCTGCAATTTGTCCCGCGAAGTCCGAAGAGAACTAATTAAATCCGAACCTTTTAGGCCCATTGATAGGCCCAACGAAAAGCTCTATTGTTTTCGTTGGGCCTAAACGCATGGAGACTCCCCATGGCAAGAAAAACCAAGCCGTTAACCGATACGGAAATCAAAGCCGCCAAACCTAAAGATGCCGATTACCAGCTGTATGATGATGCTGGGTTGACGTTGATTATCAAGTCCAGTGGAAGCAAACTCTGGCAGTTCCGTTATCATCGACATTTAACAAAGCAGAGAACTAAACAAAGTATCGCTGCTTACCCTTTTGACCTGCACTCCGTTGATTAA